ATCGCTTGAACTATAACCACCAGCATAGGAAATAAAATAGTATGTATATTTACCATTTTGGTAAGTAGACCCAGCAACATTAACAAGATAATAACCAGAACTTGACTCTGTATTTGAATAATCATTAGCACCAATTTGACCAGTATATGTTGAAAGAACATATCCATCAGTTGTGGTATATCCACCGCTACCATTCCAAGAGTAAGCGTAACCAGAATAAGAAGCAGTAGGATAAGTTCCAAGTCCGTAAGGAAGCGTTACAATGCCTCCATCGTGAGTTTCATTAGTTGTTGTAAGGAAAGAGCCAGTATTATATTGGATGTTAGATGCTGTAGCGTAATCAGTATATGTGCCACCAGCCCCGTCATTCTTTACGATGTAGTCAGCAGTCTGAGAGTAGTAGGTAACATATTGAATAACAGCATATGAACCAGCAATATAATCAGCCCCATAAATGGTGCTGTTATAAGTTCCATACGCAGGGAACGACACGCTGGGGAACGACACGATGTTCCCGAACCCATTACGGCCAAAGCCAGAGGATATGCCTAACCCAATCCTATGGAGGTCTACGCTCATTAGCAAGTGGCGTAGGCGATATGGACAGGGGTAGAGGCGGTATCAGACAGGCAACGCACGATGCCGTTGTAGTTATCGAGGGAAATGCTTTCGCCAGCCTTGACCTTTAGACCAGCAGTCCCAGAGGCGGCAAAGATGACAGTAACCAGAGCCGTGGCGTGTTGATTCTGGATGATGACGCTAACCCGTCTTTCGGGGGTGACGGCAACCGCAAGGGCGGTAGAGGCAGATGTGCCAACTGTAACATCGGTGTGGGTAAAACCACGAATAAAAGGAGAGGAGAAAGAAATGTGAGACATTGTTTTAGTATGATTTAATAAAATTGTATTTCTGGACTTGACCCTGTTGCCTTACGACCTTGTCGATTTCAAGTTCAAGTAAAGCCTGTGCTTCGGACTCTGCTAGTCTTGCACTGTCAAACTGACCTTCAGACCTAAGGTAATCAGAAAAAACACCCCTTGCAATGTAATTAGAAAAAATGTAAGGTATTTTTACAATTGACCAATTTGCCGTAGCCTCAGCAGGGTTTGTGTTAGTGTTTGCTGTAATACAATTGTAAAGATTACCAACTTGAGGCTTGCCAGCAACAGTATGGTATGAGGCAGAATTAGAACCACTGTCAAAATAAACCTGAGAGCCAACGCTGTATGTTGTAGCGGCATTCCATTTGTCTCCTGTCATTACAATAGGTTCAATTCTGTATTCGATAAAAAGGGCTCCGCTTACATTCCCGCTCACAACAAGTCTTTCTTCTGTGTCTGTGTGGACAATGGAAAACGGGATATTAAGGGCTCTTGTAGTAGCGTTAGGGTCTTTAAACCAGATTGCATAGACTTCGCCCGCACCAGAAGGTTTAATCACATAATTGACATCATTGCTGGTCTGGACAGTAACTGCCTGAAACCGAATAAGGTCGGGCCATGTATCGTATTCCCACGCCAGTCTTAGTCTCGTATTAGCAAAATCCCTAATCTGTATAAAGGTAGAGTCTGTAATCTCTTCCCTGTCAAGACCGCAGAGTTGAATCGAATCAATCAGGATTCTGCTAAAGTTTGTTGTTTTCATTTTACGAGGAAGCCGCTTGAGTCAAATAAAGCACCACCAACAACTGTCTTTTTGCAATAATTGCGGACAGCGACCTCAGGGTTGTCCCTTAGGAACTCTTTAAGAAATTGTTTATCCTCCCAGCATTTATAGCCAAGGCGGATACCCCACATGTGAAACGCATCAGGGGGGATGCGAGCAACGAGTTTACCCACGCCGTCAATGTTGCGGGCTTCGTTACTATGCCCAAATTGGGCGATGGCTTTTGCTTCGTGTTGGGCTTTCACGGCCCGAACATTCCATCCACGAAGGAGTTCCCTCTCCACCTCATGCTTAAGGTGGGAGGGAATCACATCGGCAAACGACTGAAGAATGTCAGTCATTTATCGGATTAACTGACATAGTCGAACTTACCGAAGGCCAGCGGGTTCTTCACGCAGACAGCCGCAATAGCGTTGATAAGACGAGCAGGGCCACCACCATTGTCGGTGAGTTCCTTAACGCCAGCAACCGAGCCACCATAACGGATTTCCGTATGCTCAATCGGCAGGACATAACCGCAGAAGTTGTTCTTAAGGAACAAGGACGGATGCAGACGAATCGAGCCGAAGTCGCCTTCGAAGATGTCGATGGACGAAGTGTAGGTCGAGTCGCCAGCATCACGATTGAATGTGCGGACAGAAATCTGCGAAGCGTTGGCAGAGGAACGCTCAGTGTAGACGAGGTTCGTGAAGGCTCTCTTTAGGTTCGGGCCAACGAGGGCATCGTAGGCTCTGAACTGACCAGTTTCGCTATACATGGCGGTCAGGATGTCCTGAACGACAAGTTCTGTTAGGGAAGAAACTGCGGCTGTCGATTCGACAGTAGCAGTAGCGTTACCAGCGACACAAGCCGCAGGGGTGCGGAAGGGAGACGCAACAGCGAGGTAGTTGTCGTTAGCAAAAACGCCACCAGTCGGAAGGACAGGGCGAATCCAAGAGTCAAGACCACGGGTAGCGTAGCCCTGAGAGGAGCCGTCATCGGCCTTGGGGAGATTATTGGAGCAGAAGGTCTTTTCCATGTCACGCTTGAGCATTGTGATACCCTTGGCGACATTGTTAGCGAGTTCGTCCTTCACACCAGCGGTGACAGCGATATCCAGAGTCAGGGGCGAGACACGGACGGCCTTGCGGAATTCCTGAATGTGGTTAGAAACTTCGTAGCGATACTGAGTGCCGCCATCCTTAACGAAGTTTACAATTGTGCCGCCATTGGGGTCAACATCTGTTCCGTCAACTACGCCAGCCTGATTAGCGGCGGCGGCGGGAAGGCGGTCAACCTGCCAGCGGAATAGTGTGTTAGCGGGCTTCATGCCCTTGGGGGCCATAGAAGTGAACGGAGTGTCCTTCGCATCAATAAGAGCGATGAGGTCAGCGAGGTCTTCTCGCTTACCAGAAACGATTGTGGGTTCTGTGAGTTTTGCCATAGTAGTAGTATTAGTAGTATTTAGATTATATGAACTTAGACTTTATGATTGCCGCAAGGTCAGTCTGAGAATTAGATTTAACATATCTTCTGGTCGCATCAGGGTCGGCATTGTCCTTATACCGATTACTTGGAGCGTAGTTAGATGTGGGCTGAACTGGGGCTCTTTGAATGTTTCCACTCTTATTAGCCTGTTCTCTGAGTCGCATGCCAGAAATATAGTCTCCAAGCACGACATTATAGTCGGGGAAACGGGTGATTTGGGGAAAAGCCTTGATGAACGATTCTGCAATTTGTCGTTCCTTGCTGGTCTTATCCTTAAGCCACGGATATGTCTTGTATGCAACGGAATCAACCTGAGCCTTGGTCTGAATATAATTCAGCCGCTGGGGTAGGTTTTCTTCTAAAGCGTCTATGGCGTTGAGTTTGATTCTCTTGACATCATCTGCCGAGTATTCCGATTCAGTGCCGTCAGGATTTGTAACAATGACACCATCCGAGTTTTCTTCGCACCAGCGTCTAACCGACCTAGCCTGAACAACTTCTTGTTCAATTTCTGCTATCGTGTTAAGATTGGCGTAAGGAACTTTTTCGTCTGCCTTAATTACTATCTCTGTGGACTTATTGGCCTCAACCTTGGCTTTCAGTTCGTTTAGTTCGGTTTCCAACTTCGTAGCATTCTCTTCAGCCTGTTTACGGAGTGCTGTCAACTTATCTATACGCTTCTGAACGCCTTTGGTGTTTTCACCATCGCCGCTTTCATTTGCCTCTTCTTCTTGTGAATGAACTTCTTTGCCTGTATCGTTTAGTGAGTCCGAGAATCCCGATTCCCCCGTATCGCCAAACTGGTCTTCAGAGCCGTTATTGTCAGCAGGTTCAGCCGCTGTTTCGAAACTATCTAGGTTTCCGAAATCCCTGCGGAGGATAGCCGCAAGGCTTTGTTCATTAAACTCACTAGACTGAGTTCTGTTTACACTTTCGCTGTTAGGCTGGGAAATGTCACCCGTTTCGTTTGTATTCATGCTAGGAAGAGCAAGGCTTTGTTTTTACAGCGTTTAGAGTTCGCAGAAACTTAGTAGAAATACTACCATGCAATTTTCATTAAATCAAGTTTTAGTCCTATTTTACCGACTTTATAGGATTTTAACCAATTATTTCAGACTTTTTGAGTTCTAAAGCGTAGGAACGCTGTTCATTAAGTGTTCTAATCAAGTCCTTAATAACCTCTGCTCTGCCACAGGCGTGAGCCCTTTGTTCATTTGTAAGATTGACACTAATGGCGTTAATGACTTCTGTTTCGCAGTTCTCGTTAAGGACAAACATAATGTGGTCCCAGACATCGTTCTGGTGAAACCCAAAGGTCTTTATGTCAAAGTTGAACTCGCTCATTCAGGGAGACCCTCTTGCTGAATCTTGTCAGACACAGGCGTAACGCCCGTTCTTCCAATCTGCTTGTTTTGCTGTTGCATAATTGACATCTGAAGGTTCTTTTGGTAATTCTGCATCAGGGCCGCAGTCATCTGGTCGCCCTGAGCCATTTGCTGAACCTTCGGGGACTTGCCAGCGATTTCCTGAAGATACTGCATCTTGGTTCCAGCCGCAGGGTCGTTTTCGACATACTGAGGCTCGATACCCATAAGCATCTTAACAACATCGTTTTGGATGTCGTTATACATCTTCTGGGAGGCACTCTGCTGGTCGAGGATAATTTCCTTGGCAACATCAGGAGAGATGGCTTCGGTAAGTTTGGCAACCAACTTGTTTCTGTCGATAACGCCACCGCTATCAAGGGGAAGGACAAACTGACTGATGGCCTGAAGTTTCTTCATCACATATTCGTTGTCTAGGTCTCTGACATCAAACTTGACCTCGAAATCGAACTGGTTGGAAATGTCGAGTGTGCTAACCATTAATGGAGTGCCAGTGATACGCTCAAGTTCTTCCTTGGGCATATACTGGACGCAGAGTTGAAGCAGTTGAGTGTAGATTTCCGCCCAAGTGTTAAGCCAGCCGTCAACACACATCTGCTGAAGCATCTGAGTCTTGTTGGGGTTAACGAGTTCGTGGCTAAGGCCGAAATACAACGCCGCATTCTTTTCAATCTGGTTAATCAACTCCATCGTGATGTTAACTGAGCCTCTTGGGGGCTCCATAAACTTGTAGTCGTCAGGAGAGGTAACGGGAAGTTGAATGGCTGGGCCAATTCTGTTTATGCCCTGAATTCTCTTCTTAACGAGAATCGGGGGCATCGTTTCAATGGCTGTTCGGTCTCTGAAAGCATCATGCTGTGCCTTTAGTTCGGCCTGTTCTGTCAGAAGGATTTCGGGGATGCCCCTGCTTTCCATTATTGACTTTCTAATATGCTCTCTGCGGAGTTCGACAAACGGATACTTGCCGTGAGCATACTTAAGTTTCTCATGCTTGAAGTAAGAGTCCTTCTTTGCGTTAGGGCAAAAGATTGTGTAGTAGATGCAAAGGTTGCCCTCTTCGTTAATTTGCTTTGTGTATGCGTAAAGTATTTCAATTAAGTTTCTGGAGCGATACTCCTGCGAGCCCATAAGGTTAGCAACCTGAACCACATTAGGGTCTGTATACCAAGAGATGTTACCAGATGTGGCAAGAGCCTCATCAACGGCATCAGGATTCCAGCCATCAGATTTAACAAAGGAGCGAAGTTCAACTTCGGTCATGTATAGACGCTTAAACACAACACGGGCCTTTTGTAGTTCGACTGTTTCTGGAGGGAAGCAAATCTCGTCATACGGCTTAAGGGCTGTGAGTCTTGGTAGGTTCTTAGTGATACTTTCAATAAAGATTGTGGCAACGCCAGTTTCACGGAGGTCGGAAATCATCTTTCTGACATACTCATCGGTAGAGTTGGGCATAACCGACATGAACATAGAAACCGCCATGTCGTCATCTTCGCCAGACTTGATAGCCTCAGGAAGTCTTACTGCGGGATTGTCGGGCTCCTCCTGTGCAAGTTGAGCCGCCATTGATTCAATTTCATCAAGCCTAATGCTTTGCGGGATTAGGCCAATTGTCTGCTCCCAAGAAATGTCCATTATAGCCCATCCGTAATGATTTGCATATTGAGCAAAAAGTTCGGCCTCTCTTCTGGATTCCATTCTAAGTTTAGACGAAATTACATGAGTAAGAAGCGTAGACATCGAAGCCGCCATACCCCCGTCATCGACAGTTACTCCAGAAACTCTGAGTTTGGAGTTCTTCCAAGAATTAATCCATAGAGCAACCTGCTCGTTGATAACTCTGTCGATTAGTCTAATTCTAACATCAGACGCACCTTCAAACGGCATTGCAGGGTCTCCTTGGTTTCTGGAATCAGAATGCTTCTTGCCGTCATTTGTCTGACCAGCCCATTTACAATAACGGAGGTCGTCCATGTCGGACATCTCTTGACTGTTGCCGCCGTTGTAGAGGGAACGCCTGTATTCGCTTACAAGTTCCTGAATGTCGGGGACTTCACTGGCGTGGGCGAGTTTGTCTCTTCTGGAAGAATATTTAGTGTCCATTTGTTAAATTATCGTTGATATGTGTTATAAGTGAGTCTCTGTAAAATCGGTAATGACCACCCTTAGTTCTGTAGACCTTAACGGCCCCAGACTTTCTAAGAGAGTCAAGGTATTGCCCTTCAAGGCCAGTCATACTTTCTGCCGTTGAGCGAGTCAAGAGCAAAGGGTAGATGGTCTCAGTAGGTGTGAGTTGAACCTTTGGCTTTAAATGTGTTGTCTCCTTCATAAGATGGTTCCATGACTGTAATATATCTAAGACAGTCTATTGGGTCTTTACATGAACCTTTTTCTCCGTCCATGTTTGTCCATTCCCTCATTGAGTAAATCAAGTTTCTGCAATCTTCAGAAACATAGAGTTTAGGCTGATTTATTGGTGAAAGGGGTTCGCTAGAATTGTAGAACAGCAGGTCATTGATGATAGCAACGCCCTGTTCGATGTGTAAGCCCGCCGCTGGCGTGAAGAACATTGGTTCGGCTCCTTGGTCGAGAAGTTCAATAAGGCTTGTGCCTCCTTCTGCTGAGATGGCCTGTGTAGCACCTGCCCGTGGGTCAATGTATCGTTCAGCGATGACTTCATCGCCCTCTAGGTCTTTTATAAGTTGTTTGTAATCGTCAAGACCCCGTCCTGCCCCGTTTTTCTGACCAGAACCCATTTTCCCATCGGGTTTTTCACTCGGAAGAGCCCATTCTCCGTTAGAAACATCAGGCCATTCACGATAAACATACAAATTTCCGTCTTTTGCGGCCCGAACCCATATCATAAACCAATTTCTTGCTCCAGCGGGGTCTACGCACATGAAATTTGTGCCTTCCTTGGGGATTTTGTCTTCCTTGAGGATGTTTTGGTCTGTAAAAGAAGGAAATTGTGAGCCAGCAGTGTTTTCGGCCCATCCATAGGCACGAATTTTGACTTCATTAGAGTTTTTGCCCTCCAGCGTAGCCGCCAGTTGGTCAAACGGGTTGTAAGGGTTTAGTTGAGAGTGGAACCAGATTACGCCGCAGTTGCTATTCATTGACTCTGCCATATAAGGCATGTGACCTTTGGGGCATCCGCCAACATGAACCTTGTCCTTTGCCATCAAGGACGCTGGCAGGGTCTTTTTAAAACTGCATCCAGCAACATAGTCCTTGACGACTTGACTGTATCCAAGGATGGGAGTAAATGTAACAACCAGTTTGCCCCGTCTTGTGATGGCTCGGTATCTTAAAGTCTCAACCCAGTCTAACGGCACAAGTTCGTCACACCAGATGAGGTCAACTTCGCCCCCTTCGATAACCTTCTTGTCCTGAGCGTAATTCATAAAGAAGCACTGGGAGCGATTAGGCAAAATGAAGGTGTTGTCAGAGAACCCGTTCTTTTGGGAATAGGCAATGTTCGTAATCTTTGTCTTACGGGCATTCTTCAATTCGGGAGGCATGTATTTCCAAATGACATTCTGTTGCATCTGGATTGACGAAGAGTTCGTAGTATGCAAACACCACACACGGGCATCTGGCTTATTGACTAAGGTTTGGATAACACGCTTTGCGGCCCACTCTGTTTTGCCAGCACGATTGCCGCCTAGCACCAGAACTTCGTTCTTGGTCTTAAGAAGGGTGTCAACATCCTTCCAGTGCTGTGGCTCGTAACCATGCCTGTAGGGGTCCATTTTTTCAGCCAGTATCTTATCCTCACGGAGTTGAAGCAGTTTTGCAACCGCATCACTGCCATGACTTTCCACAAGCAACCTAACCTCTTCTGCTGATGGTTGCACCATTACTTGATGCGGAGTCAGATTTAGGCCGTCAAACTTCATCCCTCTTCAGTGTTGCGATTTCTTCCGTAGGGGTATCGAGCCTTATAGTCTGGAGCCTCTGGCTTTCCCTTAAGGTATTCTTGACGCATTCGCTTCTTGGCAATCTCTCTGTAAAGTTCGGCATTATTAGCGTTAACCTTGTTTGCCTTGTCCTGAGCCTCAAAACGCTTAAAAGCATCAGGGGTTGGGCCACCACTCACAAAGGCATCTATCTCAGGCGTAGAGCCAAGGCTAGAGGGGTTCATCAACTGCCTACCACGCACAGCCCTAGCCTCTTCAGACTCGGACTGGATAAACATGGGGTTGCCAATCTTCTTGTGGTAGTCTTCCCTCTGGATGTTGCCAGAGTTAATCTTGCTGTAAGGATTGACTCCAGTAGATGCAATAAGGTTGATAAGTGGGTCAACAGCGGCGGCGGGTGGGGGTTTGGGTGCTTTATCCATTTTAGACAGGGTATCTTAGGTGTTTTTTTGTGACTTCTGTTACGAAAGCCTGACCATTGTTGAACTTAACCTTGACAATAGCCCTAGGCTTAATCTTGGTGTTGTCCTTGCAAATTGCTCTAACAGCCATTCCTCCAACAGAAATTTCAATAAGTCTTCTATTCCCAAAGCCACTTCTCAAGACAGTGGCTTCAACAAAAATTTTTTCTTTGACAATGGAATCAGACTTAATGTTCAATTGGCTTTCAAGCCAATTAACACCGCTGTCTGACCAAAGATAGCCACGAAGACGCTCAGGCTTATTGGATTCTTCACGAATCCAAGACCCCTCTGGGGCTTTCTCACGGAAGGTCTTAATCTCCGACTTTCCGATACCAAGTCGTTCCCGAATCTCGGATTCCTTGACAGTCATATTACTTCTTATAGGATTTTGTAGAGGACTTAGACATTGACTTACCTTTCTTCTTATATTCTGCCTCCATACGCTGGCTCTTCTCTTTGCGTTCATAGCCCTTTGTTTCGCTTCGCTCATGTTTTCCGCCTTCAGTTTTCATAGTATTAGGAATAAAGCATATTATGCTGATTAAGTCAACCACAATCTACATGTCATTAGAAATATATACGCACAGCATTAGAATATCTTATGAATATGTCTCTAGAACTGATTCTGCTTTACACTACGCTTGTCAACCCCTTAATAATCCCCCTGTTTTCAGGGGGACTTAGGGGGTAAAGATAAGGTCTTGCATAAGCCCACACCTTTTACCTTTTGCCAAAAAAGTTATCCCTGCCCTAACCCCCCACATATACAGGCGAAAAAAAATCCCCGATACCCCACCCCCCATCTGCCCCTTTTTATACAGGGTGCAGGGTTGGGGGAAGGGGTGGGGAGGGGTGGTCAAGCGTAGTGGCGAGTGAAGTCAGTCACCATTGCACCGCCGATGACGATGCCGAGGCCGTGTGCTACCCGCATCATTCGGACTGCGGTGATGGCTTGCTTGAAGGATTCGTAGCGGGCAATTTCGACTTCTGTTTCGGTATTGATGATGATGTAGGTCATAGGAGTGCTTGAATACATTACAGGTTCAAGGGTGGGGTGGTCAAGGTTGGCGGTCGATGTAGGTTCGCTTGGAAGCCCTACGGAGGGAATCTGCTTCGGATTGCACCAATCCTGCGAAGGATTTGAAATATTCCAAGCCAGTTTCAGCGTATTTGTTAAGGGCTTGAACAGCCATCCCTTCGATGAGGGATGCTTCCTCCTGCATCCACAGTCGTTTCTCGCTGTCCCGCAAGCCCTTGGGCATCGAGCGTTTCCAGAGATTTGCGTTATCCGTGGCAGGGTCGAGTTGGTAATCGGTGAACGGGATTGGCGGGGTGAGGTGTTTCATCTCAATCAATTTACGGATTCAGGGGTGGGGTGGTCAATCTTGGCCTTGCCCTTCCGCTTGGGGAGGTCGGTGATATCCCAAGCACAGTGCCACGCATCCCAAAGGGCGAGATAAGTGGCCTCAACAGCAGGGTCGATGAAAACCCCGTCCTTGGTGGGATATTTCTCGAAGTGGCGAAGGGCCAAAAGAGAGTCGTCCATAACTTTTCGGCCTGTATTGCCTACCTGTTCGGGTTCTTTCGGTGTGGGGAACAGGTGGACGATGCTGTGGTGGTGGGGGAACATATGCGGTGGGTTGGTGAGTAGATATTGCGGATAAGGGGGTGGGGTGGTCAAGAATAGGTCTCCAAGTCGAAGGGGTAGACGATGGTGCTTTGGAGCATTGCGTCTACGGACTGCTTGCGTTTGGTGATACCTTTCCACTTGGTCGAGACCTTCAATTCCTTGCGGGCTTCGATGAGTCGCCCTTGGAGGAAGAGGTTTCGTGCGGTGTTGCCGTGGGACTTGGCCTTGGATGATGCGGTGGTCATTGCTCCAATAGATTACGGATTGAGGGGTGGGGTGGTCAAACCTTGGCTTCGTGCCGTTTGGCAAGCATATGAAGACGGGCGACTTGGAACGGATTGGTAGGGTCAAATCGAACATTCAAGGTGTTCCATTGCTCCGCAAGGGATTTTGCCTTGGTTTCATCTGTCATATAAACGATTACTTCAAGCGTTTCGGTATCAATGATGACGGGCTTGCCGTCAAATGTGCTGGATTTGTATTTCATAGCGGTGTTGAATCAATTTACGGAATGGGGGGTGGGGTGGTCAAATGTTGTCCTCCGACAATTCATCGGCGGCGGCATCATCATTCCATTCTTGGCAACGCTCTTGGGCTTTTTCAAGAGAGTCGAAACCCATAGCAAAATATCCGTCTTGGGTATCTTCAATATGATACTTGTGGAGTTTGCCGCACCTTGCCCAGACGGGGTCGGTGCAGACGATATCTGACAGATTAACGATTCGGTAACGCATTGGTGGTGGGTTGGAGGTTGGAAGTTAGATTACGGATTCAAGGGTGGGGTGGTCAATGTTAGAGCCTAATGCTTCGGGCAAACTCATACCAAACGCCATCTTTCATAAAACAATAACAGGCGGTTTTGTTTTCGCACATAACATAGAGTTTTAATTCAAGCCATCCATTAGTGCCTTCGTCAACAATAGCGTTTCCGTGTTCATCGAATCCGATGAGAGGGAACTCATCGTAACCGATTTGAGTAGGTGCAGAACATTGAACAATTATGGTGGTTTTCATTGGGTTGGTCATTGCTCCATCAATTTACGGATTGAGGGGTGGGGTGGTCAATCCGTGGTGTCGGATTGGGGGAAAGGGGGAGATGGACGGAAGATACTCTCTATCTGTGTCAGGGAGATAATTACTCTCCTTGGGTCTGTCGATGTATCTTCTCTTTATAAGTGGGCAATACTTCCCGTAGGTCAGCCCTTACTGTCCATCTTATGTCATTACTTCACCGCAATTTCCGAGTCGTTACCGCTAACGACAGGGAAAAACTTTTCACGCTTATCAGCGAGTTCCTTAACGGAGATTTCAAACAGCCCTTCAAGGGTAATTCGCTTCTGATAAATACCATAGGAAAGGACTTCTGTGATGAAGTAATTCTTACCGCAGGTGCGATAATCCTTCTCATCGGGATTTGCGGCAGAAATCAGTTCCGTGGCGGTGTTGTAATTGGTGATGTAGGAATCATCAATTCGGTATTCACGCTCCGTGGAATTATAACGGAGGTAGGTGGTAACAACAGTAAACAACTTGCGGTCTTGGTAGTCGGTCATAGGATTAATATATTATGGCTTGGGGGGTGGGGTGGTCAAATTAGATGGCTTCGTAATCGAAACCGAAGACACAGAATCCGAAGGATTCGGACAGATAATCGGAGATGATATCTTCGATTTGAGCGTCCGTTGTTCCCGTGGGAAGGTCTTCGATAATCATATTAGCGAAGGCGGGCAGGTTATCGACAGGGACTCCATCGGTGTCCCATTCAATGTTGGTGATGAGGTAGGCAGTCATTGCTCCACTAATTTACGGATTGAGGGGTGGGGTGGTCAATCTGCTCTGCCCCGAAGCCCTCTTTCGTGGGCATCTTTGAGGACAGCATTTTTATAGGCGGGCCAGAATAGTTCGAAGATACGACAATGATTATCATAATCTAATGCATCTCTAATAGATACTTCAAATGTAACTGTAACCTTATGGTCTTTCCAAGCATCTGAAACAGGAGGCACACCATCAATGGGATGCCAATCGTGAGAATCATCCTGCGGATATGGAGTAGTCATATTATTTAGGAGAATTAGGGAGTCGTTCAACAAGGTCTACGATATCATTCTTATGGGAATAATACAGTCCGCTATTGTCCCACGGATAGCGATGCCA